CAAATGTAAATCCTGCAGGTATTACGTAATCAGTTCCGTTTATGTTGTAGGTCCAATCTTTTGTGACAGTCCAGTTTCTTGTTGATAGTATCCACATTAATATACCTTTAAAAAATCCTATGTCTTTTGTTTCTATTTTAATTGGTTGCATTTGTGGAAATTCTGCATATGTAAATTCTACTTTAGGTGGTTTTCTTTTATCTAATACATTTATAAGCCAACCTATTAGAATAAAGACAATCACTAAAGTCCATTGCCAAAATTTTATTGCAAGTGCTACTATAAATTCCATGTTTTCCTCTGTTAATTAACTATGTAGTTATTTATCTGATTATTCTTCTCTAATTATGTACTTAATTGGTTGATCTGATTTAACAACAACGTATTTTTCAGTTTCCATATTTTTAAATGTAATATGGTTAGGTTTAATTTCATTAAATTTACGAACTTTTAATGTAGTTTCACTGCCTTCAAACCAATAAGTCAGTTCTGCAGGATAACCTACAATCCAATACCATATGTTAATTAGAATCTTCATCTGTCTCGTAATATTTTTTATATTCTTCTAGTAAGTTAGTTGTTTCTTGTAATTTTTGTCTTATTTGTGCAAAGTTTTTCGCAAGTACTTGAAAGTCTTTGTCTGTTAAACCAAACAGCACAGGATCTATACCTGCCGCTTCTAATTTAGCAAATACTTCTTCTGCATTTTCACTTGTAATAATAATCCATTTAACTTGTTCTAGTTCTAATGCTGTTGGCATTGGGTAGTCTAATTTTTCTCTTGGTTTCTCAATTGAGAATATTTTAATTTTCTTCTCACCACCTATACTGCAACCAGTAAGGAAAACAATTAATGCTATTGCAAATATTTTATTGATATGGTACATAACTTGGGTTTGCTAACGCCGGGCATTCCGGGTTAATCTCACTTTTCTTTGTTGCTTTTAATTCTTCTTCTGTGTGTTCAGCACCTGAGGCCAATTCTAAACATCTTGCGGCATTTTTAGCACCTTTGTTTATAATTCTTTCAACTGCTTCTGTTCTGTCTATTGCAAGTTTACCTACATCTCTATTTTTTTTGGTAAATCTTTTGTCTAAGTCTTGTAGATCTTTTTTGAAAGTTTGTATTAGTACATTTAATTTCTTATTACTTTCCAATATTGCTGTGAAGTCTTCTTTTTGTTGTTCTAATACTTTGTTTTGTTCGGTGATAGCAGTTTCTAACTTGAATTGATTTGCCTTAAGGATGGCGTTGTCTGATCGTAGTTTCATTACGTACATTCCTGCACCCGCAATACTACTGATTATTAGAACTGCAAAAATTAATCTTATACTTCCAAACATTTTATTCGCACCTACAATGAACACATACTATAATTTCATATGTTCTACCATCATAATCGGTCTCAGTTTCTTTTAAGACCTCACCACAATGTGCTTTTCGACCACAATTATTACAATATTGCTCTTCTTTCATTATGTATGTATTTATTTGTTATTCTACCAGGTCTGGTTTATAAACAGTTTTGCCATCTTCTTTAATAGCTCGTAGACGTTGCATACGGTTTGCTCCACGATTATAACTGACGTGAACCCACCCTGAATCGGGTATTTCGGGGTTATGATATTCTAAAATTACTTGGTCGAAAGTACAATTATCTGAAATCCATTGAGCTACATAACGATTACCTGTGCCTGGACATTCAATATCAGCCGCTTTACCTTCACAATGTTGAGATTTCCAAGAACCACCAATGGATTTGTTTAATACTACTCCTCTATAACCTGAATTAATTGCTATTGGACCAAAATGTTCTCTAACTGGCTGAAGAACCATCTCACATAGAGCTTTCATATTTTCTATATGTTCATCTGTAGGGGTATTATCAATATTTTGACGTATTGCTGTTTGACTTCTTGTAAATTCTTCTGTTGTAAAATTAGCTGATAGTTTCATATTTTTTCTTAAGCACTATACAAAAGTTCTTATTTTCAAGAACGTATTTGTTTCCGTATATAGATATATTATAGTCTCCTATATACTTACTCAAGAAAATTATTTCGGGAAATTTATTGAATTCATAGGATTCTTTAATTGATTTTAGTACTTCTTTAGTATTACCATAATCCAAAAATTCAAAAAATATTGGATCATGACGTCTTTTTTTAAAGATTAATGTTGTGTCTTCTAAAATTATATCGTCTACATAACTATCTTTAAAGAAATTTTTATAATTCTCCATAGGAGCTTCTTGTATTGCTGTTTCGTATGCAGTTGGATCAAATGGAATAACTTCATCTAAAGTTTTTTCGTCTGCAGGTATACTTTTGAAATTTTTGTAGTATCTAAATCTAAATTCTTTTAAGTTTGTTAATTTTCCAATACCATCTAATAGTTCTGAAACTTGTTTTGCAACTTGATTGTTTCTTTCTAATTCTACAAATACTCTATATTTGCCATCAGCTTGTTCTCCACTAGATTTGTCAGCATCTAGTACGAAATTATATCCTTTTTCTATAAAATTTACTAAATCTATTGCAGGTTGTTCTCCTAGAACTGAAAAACTAGTGACTACTATGTCTTTGTCGTCACCCATCTTAGATTTAAATGAGTCAATTTCAAATATACTGTCAGTAGTAAACTCTAAATCGTTTTTTTGAAGGCCCATTAAAATGTCTCTGTGTCTGCAGTAGGTTCTGTTGTTTCAGGTGGTGCTGGTTGTTCTTGTGGTACTTCTTCTGCTGTTGCTGGTTCTTGTGCATACAATTGTTCTTGTTCGTAACCACTATATATGCTTCGAATTAATTCTTTTGGCATTAAAATTTCTACTAACCAAATAGGAGCCTTGTCTAGTTTACCTTTTTTAGTTCCTGTTCTAAGATCTCCTGGTTCTAAAACTTGTCTAGGGACAATAAGTTGATCTTTTTTGTAATATACTTTACATTCGTAGTCTGTTAGTCTTTTACCACCTGCAGGATCAGGCATTTTGCTTCTAGGCCACATAAAAGTACATGATACAAAGTGTCTTTTGATTACTGGTCCAGCGGCTAATTCACCATCTTGCCAGTTATCATAAACATATAGGTCTAATTCATCAAGTACTCGTTCAAAGTCTTTAAGTACCGTGAATTGAGTGTCTTGATCAAATACATTTTGTACTGCTTTTACTACATCTACTGTATCTTGCATATAAGGTCCCTTTTTTATATTTATCTAAAGACTAGTTTCTTCTTATAAGGTGAAAACCATATATAGTAGGGCAAGGACCACTAATTTCACCAGGTTTTAAGTTGTCTAAATACGTTATAAAATCTTTATCCATTTTACTAGCCAGAAAAGTTCCTAAATTTCCATTGTTTGCCTTACCACTAGGGCAATCACTATAAATTTTTGCGGCTTGATCAAAGGTATACTTGCCTGTTCTTATTTCTTCACTAATTGCACCAGCTAAAAACAATGCTTCTTCCCTACACATTGTTCTTGTAGAACTTACTGCTTCTGTATGGCTTACTAATATGTGACTTGCTCTATACATTAATCTCCTTTTTCATCAAAGTCCTGATATAATGTATATTTTGCTGTTAATTCTTCACCAGCTTTAATGTCTCTAATTGTTATAAGGTATTTTACAGGTAATTGGTGCCAGTAACCTTTAGTGTTTTTACAATTAGGGTTATCTGAATGATTATAAAAGGCTCCAAGAGCTGTTCTAATGTAACCATGAGGGAAATTTTTATTTTCTACATGAACTATTCCTAAGACAGTGTCTGAATCAAAGTCTTTTGTAGCAAATAGTCCTAGTCCTTGGACGTTAGAAGGTTTGATTGTAAGGCCATCTGGTAGTGGTTTGTACATTTATATTAATCCTTAATTAAAATGTTATAATAACGAATACCGCAATGGCAATTACTAAACCAATTGCAATCATACCGGCAATCGTATAAATTCTATTCATCATCTTTTAAGTATTTCCAACTTATAGGAAAGTATTTACTACACTCATCAGAAATTTGATCGCAAATGTCTCTCGTTTCTTTCTGCACATCAGGTTTACACCTAAGGTTGCATACTCTAGCAAACGCATATAAACTTCCAGACCAATACCATTCAGTCATCATTGATTGAGGTAAAATCATTCGAGCTTGTTCAGGTGCAATACCTTTATCAATAAAAGAATTATATAAAATTAAACATTGTTCCATAGCTGTTTCGTAAACGTGCTGTAATGTAGGATCAAGATTAATTTCTCCAGCAGATCCTTGTTTAGAATTTACTGGACGACCTCTCCAAACTTCTGGTTTAAATAATTCAGGTGGATAATCTACGTAACGTCTACTAACTTCGTTCCATATTAAACCTACCTGATGTTTAACAAGTTGTCTTGCAACAAATACTGGTGCTTTAATTCTAAATTGTAAAGATGCGTGTCCGAAAGGTGACCAATGATTATGTTTAGCCAAGAATGCAATTAGTTTTTCATCTTTAGCCTCAAATTGTTCTTTAGTTTTTGCATAAGATACTCTAGCGGCATTTACAACCGTTAAGTCAGTACCCATTTTATCTACTAATTCAACCTGCATATAATTCATTCCTTTTTTGAACTGGATAATTATTGGTAAAACAAGCATCACAGAAACCTTTACCTTGTACGGCTTTATGTAAACCGTCGACTGAAATATATTCTAATGAATCAGCACCTATAAATTCTTTAATTTCTTTTATATTACTATCTCCAGCTATAAGTTCTTGTCTGTTTGGTGTATCAATGCCATACCAACATGGTCCTGTGACTGGTGGAGATGCAATACGCATATGAATTTTTTTAGCACCAGCTTTTTTTATCATTTTTATAATTTTTTTAGCAGTAGTTCCTCTAACAATGGAGTCATCTATAACGGTAACTGTTTTATTTTCAAATAATCGCATAGCACTATGTTTTAATTTTACACCTAAGTCACGTATTTCTTGTTTAGGCTGTATAAATGTTCGTCCTATGTAGTGACTTCGTGTAAGTCCTAGTTCAAAAGGGATTTTTGATTGGTTAGCATATCCAAGTGCAGATATTAATCCTGAATCAGGTACTGGAACAACCATATCAGACTCAACATAAGTTTCTTTTGCTAATTGTTTGCCTATTCTTTTACGAACATCATATACTAATTGATTATCTATAATAGAATCGGGTCTAGAAAAATAAATGTGTTCAAATATACAAAAATGTTTTTTAACTTTTTTATCTAAATGATATGTTTCTTTTTTTACTGTTGTTTCTTTACTGAATACTATAACTTCTCCAGGTTCAACGTTTTTAATGTCTGTTGCACCGATTAAATCAAGTGAACAACTCTCAGATGCTACTGCATAACCTTGTTTATAACGACCTACCATTAATGGACGAAAGCCATTACTATCTCTAGCAACAACTAATTTATTATCCATTAATGCTACTATGCAAAATGCACCATTTACTAGATTTAATACTTTAAGTAAACGATTAATAGGGGTTGTTCCTTTTGTACGGGCCAATAAGTGTGGAACAATTTCTGTATCGGTAGATGTTTGAAATATTGCACCGTCTTTTCTTAATTTATCTCGCCAATATACTGAATCAGTAAAATCTCCATTATGAGAAATAGCAAAACCACCAAAATCTAAATTATAAAATAAAGGTTGTACATTATTTTTACCTGTGCCGCCAGTAGTACTGTATCTAACGTGTCCTATAGCTACATTACCGGGAAGGTTTTCAATAATTCTGTTTTTACTAAAAATATGATCAACTAATCCGTAAGCATTTTGAAAATGAAACTCTTTATCGTATGAAATAATACCAGCACCTTCTTGACCTCGGTGTTGTAAAGCATGAATTCCGAGTACTGCAATTTTAGAAGCCTCTGGAACATTATATATTCCAACTATTCCGCACATTTAGAGATTTTGTAGTTTAATCATTGTTGCAGATAAATTAATTTCGGGATCTGCAACAAATGAATGATCCACTAATCCTTGTTTAATAATTAATATTGCTTTTTCTTGTTTTTGTTCTTCACCAAATAAACTAATATTGTCATACAACCACTTATATATGTCTTCTATTTCATCTGGTCTTGCTTGACTACATACTAATTTTCTTGCTTCAGCTATTTTACCTGCTTTAAATAACTCAACCATTTGTAATTTGTAATCTAAATCACCTGTATCTGCTTTTTGTGGTTCAATTAACTTTCCTTCTTGTGTATTCATTTGTACAGTATTAATACATTTTCTTAAATCAGGATAAGTTGCTTTTACATAAGTGTCTAATGTGTTAAGATCGGGTGTAATGCCTTCGGACATTAATATTTGTGCCACCCTTGCTGTGAATTCTGTTTGATCAATTCTTTCTATATGAAAACCTTGACATCTTGAATGAAGTGCTGGTATAACTCTATTAGGATAGTTACAAGTTAATATGAATCTTGATGTTGTATGATATTCTTCCATTACACCACGCAATGCCGCCTGTGCATTTGGACTTAAATAATCTGCTTCGTCTAGTAATACTACTTTAAACTCACCAAACGGAATCATTTGTACAAAATTAATGATGTTTGTTCTTACTTCGTCTACGGAATTTGTTCTACTTGCATTTATTTCTAATACGTCCAGGTCATTAACTTGTAATTCGTTTAAAAGAACTTTTGCAAGTGTAGTTTTACCTATACCTGCGGCACCTGAAAATAAAAGATGGGGAATGGTCTTTTCTTTTAACCATTGTTGAACCTGTTTCCTTTGATGATCGTCTCTAAATACGTATTCATCAATTGTTTTAGGTCTATATTTTTCTACCCACAACTCTTGCATTTAATATATCGTCTTATTTTTGTATTCTTGTCCTATTCCAGACAGTATTAGTATAACATATAATACAATCCAATACCAACCAGTAATTGTGCCAGTTAAATGGAGTACCATTAATGCTATTCCTGTTAAACCTGTTGTGTTAATTCCGGAATTTTTTGGATCTGGTAATTTCATATACGTAGTATATGATAAAGGATGTTGATAGTCAAGTGAATTGTTATTCTAATAGGTCACCACCAGCACTATATTTTAATCTGGCTTGATACCAATCTTTTGGTTTGTAATTTCCGGTCATCATGACTGCTTTGGCTTCAACAATTCGAAGAACTGTTTCTTTTCCGTTTTCATCTGTAAAACTAAAACCTCTTGACCATCGTCCGTGTTCGACTAAGATCCAGTCCCCTTTTTTGTATGTGTCTTTATTTTTGTGACCTTTAGAAACTACTTTACACCATCTAGGTTTAATACCTCTAGTGTGTCCATCGTCACTTCCGATAATAAGGCCACCTTTGGTTCTTGATTCTCCAAATTCCATGTCAGAGACTAAAACTCTGTCATGAATAGGTGTTATGTTTCCTTTAATGAAATATTTTAATTTTGGAGGTTCGAACATTAGTATTAGTTAATGTTATTTTTTTACAAAATTACCGTCTGCGTCTTCTACCCATCCGTCTTCTTTTTTAACTTCTGGTTTAGGCTCTTCTGCTTTTTTAACTTCTTTAACTTCTGGTTTTGGCTCTTCTGGTGCAGGTGCTTTTACTTTAACATCAGCAACCTTTTGAGGATGGTCTCTGTAGTAATCTTCTAATACTTCTTCTCTTTTACGAGCAATTTTTCCACCTGGGCCTAACTCATCACCACGTGCATTTACACGAGCATTGCCTACCGCAGGAGTAAGTTCGTTTCTTTTTTTTAAAAGATCCATGTCAACCTGTTTACCTTGCATTGTTTTGTAAACTTTTTGTCCTGTTTGTCTTATTGCCATTTTATTCTCCTAGTATATTATATTATATATGTATTTAGCGAAGGAACTCTCGCCAGTTTAGATTATACTGTAATGAGTCTATTTTATGGACACCTAGTAAGAATAATACGTAACTAGCAACCGAACTTCCTCGTCCTACACCCCATATAATATTGTTTTCTTTCATAAAATTAACAAGATAATGTAAAAATCTTAATAAGTTTATAAAGCCCATTTCTTTAAATGCTTCTAATTCTTCATTTACTCTATTAATGCTATTTTGGTCACCTGGACATATGCTACGAACATATGATTCTATATCAAAACTCTTATAACTGTTTGGCATAAACCATTCATTTTGTAAAAGTTTGTCAAAAGATTTTAAATCAATGTCTAATGATTTATAAAATTTAAGTTGTTGACCTGTACCAGTTAATTCAACGGATTTATTAAATTTTTTTGTTTCTTCATTGTCATCTGCTAGTACATTAAACAATAAATCTTCCTTACCTTTATAGATAAGGTCCATTAAGTCATCCGTACCATATTTCGGTAACCCTAAAGTATCTATTTGCATTTATTATATTTTAATCTACATTGATGAGATTGTCAAGATCTTTTCCAGTGTCTTTAGCCAATTTAATAGCTTCTTTGGCTAATCTAGCTCTTAATTCTTCTTGATAATCCGTAATAAAGAAATTAAGTTGACTTCTTAATTGAGGATTTCTTGCTTTGAAATATTTGCTTCTAAGTTCGTTTAATTTTGTTTCTAACTGTGCTGTGGATAAGTTTGAGAGGTCGTTATTTAATGGATGTATATTGTTTATTTGTGGCATTATGCATATGTTCCAAGATATCTAGCAAATACTGTGACACCTTGATCATACGTCCATAATTCTATTATCATTGAATTATTATTACTTGTTACGTTAAAAGGTGCAGGAAAATTATCATCCTTTTTAATAGTTCCACCACTTGCCGCTAAAGTTAGTTCACGAGATGAACCATCACTTACTAATGATATTACCATACTTTGTAAAACATTTGCTTCAGTGGCCCAGTCTGCTAAAGTTAATGTAAGATCAGCACCTATATTAAATGTTTGAAAATTACCGTTAGTTAAACTAACATTTTGTCCGCTTGTTACTGCTCCACCGTCAAAATGTTTTGTATAATTACCTTTAAATGTTGCACCAGTAATTACGTTACCTGAAAAGTTATTTTCTGCATTTAATTTTGCAGTATTAGTTTGCAAAGTTTCAATTTCTGATTTAGCCGCAGTAAAATTATTCTTACTTACATTGAAATTGTCTCTAAATCCTTGGCTGTTGTTATCTTGTCCAGCTACTGGAAATGTTGCATCTATACTAGTTGTGTCTATATTGCTTGCCATATCTTATATCCTACAATTATTTATCTTATATGTTATACTGATAATCAGGAAAGAGTATATATTGTTCCTCTGCTACTCCTGTTGTACTATCTATTATATACCTATCTATCTCAAAGTCAAGAGTTTTGAAATCAAAACCACTATTTTTAATAGCTAAAGCTATTGTGGCACTAGATCCGGGTGTACAATAACATAATGGTATAGCAGTTACAAAGCCTAATTGCTGAACTGTGCCTGCTTGAGCAGTTCTCATCCAAAGAGGTAAAAATCCAGGTGCTGATGTTCCAATTGCTTCGATATTATCTCGCATATTTGTTGTATTAGCAATATACCTAGTATCATCTTCAGAATCTATATTTAAAATACTAGAATCTACTTTTATAACACCACCTTTAGGTCTAAATCTAAATGGATCTGCTTGATTATAAACTACTGATCCTACATTTGCTACAGTACTACCATCTACTAACGTAACTGTAAGTGTACCTGCAATTAAATCTAAGAAAAGACGTCCTTCTCTTGCATAAATTTGTAAATCTTCTCCTATAGCTTGAGTAGATAATGCTGTATTATTTTGTAGGTATATCGTATATGTAGAACCTCCTACATTTAATTTTGTAGTATCATCAGTAACTTCAATTTGTGTATGATTTATGTTAAATTTTTGACCACCTGCGTGTTTAAAACTTTTTGCTACTTTAGTTCCTTTATTATCTTGAGGATCTATAACATCTACATATACAATTTCATATGCTATGGTATTTGTTCCTTCATATTTTGCGACAGCAGTTTTTACATCACCTAATTTATATTTTTTTCTTTTATGATTAGATGCAGTTGCAGAAACATAGTGATTAATTGTTTTTTGTTCTATTCCTGCGTACATTAACATTTTTAATTTCTTTTGTACACCAAATGTAGGATCAGTTTCTCTATAGATATGTTGAGGAGCAAATACATTGGGGTTAGATATAAATGTTTTAAATGAATCTCTTGCAGTTAAATTAAGTAAAGGTTGAACATATAAATTGCTGTATAATGTAGTTCCTTCAACGTTAACTGTTATTGAAAATGTTTCAGGTACTGCACTAAATCCATATCTATCTCTAGCAGTTACCGTAAATATAAATTTTCTATCTATTGACGTTAGATCACCATCAAAAGTTAAACCAGATTCAAAGAAAGTTAGACCAGCAGTAGTACCAACTGCATATTGATTAACTTTACCTATAATTTCACCATTAATTGTTAATGTAAGTCCTGGTGGTAATGAACCAGATGTTAAAAAATATTTCATTTTAGCATCAGGGACAGTACTTGTAGCTTCTATTTTAAATGTACTAGTGTAACTTGCATTAATAGTTCCTAAATCAGTAGTAGTTGTCCAAGATATTGAACTATCAACTTCTCCTAAAATTTTAACTGTAAATGTTTTAGTTGCTTTAGGTAATGTAACAGCACTTTGAGAAGGAGTTACAATAAATTGTTTAAATGTAGTAGTTCCTTTAAATGCACCAACACTAATATTTTCACTATCTACAAAACTTCTAGTAAGATTTACATTAAGAACTAATTTATCTATTGCAGTAGCATTTGTAATTCCTTGATCTGCTGGTTCTCCTTCATTTAATACTGTTTGAACATTTTCAATTGTATATTCTTCAGTTGCACTAAATTTTAAAATTTTTCCAATGTATCTATTTTTATCTGCTCTATTATAAATGAAAATTTCATTAGCCGCTCTATTAATTAATGTAGGATTTGTTTTAAATGTTGATGCTTGATAAACTGAACCTGTAAAAACTTTTAAATCCGTTCCAATTAAACTTTTATCAAGTTGTAATACATCATATTTGTCATTATCATCATTAGATCCTAATATTTTATAATTATTATCATTAACAACTATTTCTTGATTTTTTAATTCTTCTAAATCTGATATACCATCTGCTGTTCCTAATGGTAATTTTGCTACTTTTAAATTTGCAGTTCCTTGCATTTGGTCTTCATAAGGATTTATTGAAACTGCTACTAATGAAGATTGTAAATCATATCTAGTTGCTGATACTGTAAATTTATATTCTTTAGTAACTGCAGGTTGATAAGGTACTCGACCAGTTATTTCTCCTGTTAAAGCATCAATAGACATTCCTGTAGGTAATTTACTAAAACTATCATCATCATTTTTAGCTTCTAATATATAAGATACTGTACCTGGTACTGTATTAGGGTCATATAGTTCTAAAAAAATAGTTACATAATTATTTGCTCTTTTGTAACCTAGATCTGCTGGTGTTAACCATTGTGGTTCTCTTAAATATGTTCCATCTGAAGTAAAAACTCCGGAGCCAACTTGCATAATGGTGTTATCTGCTCTAAGGAAATCATCACCTACAACAAAAATTTCAAATGTTCTACTTTGAACAGTATCGCCATCAGTTGCATTTACTTTAAATTCATAATATCTATTAAGTTTTCTTGGTGATCTTATTTTATTATTTTCATTAAAGTATGCGTAGTTTTGTTGAATATCAAAATAATAACTACTTGACGGGTATGCTCCTACACTACCAAAGTCAAATGGGTAAGATGCATAATTGTTTGAGTCATAAAAACCTGTTCCTGACTGAATATCTAAAGCTAAAATAGGATCAATTACACCAGTTAATTTTCCACTATCGCTTAATGTAATTCCTGGAGGTAATTCTCCTCCTTCACTAGGAATATAATATTTTAACGTATCACCAGCACTTAAATCAGAGTCAGTTACTGACAATTGATAACTTAGATAAGAACTATCTAATATAAAAAGTTGATTATTTGCTCCAATTTTTAATGTACCTTCAGGTGTAATCCAAACTGGTGCATCTGGACCTTGTACGGTAGCTGTAAAAGTTCTATCTTCTATAGTTGGATTTTCACCGGCTGTTTGAGCTCTTAAAACAAATTTATATTCTGTGTTTCTTGCTACTTCGAAAAAAGTACCTGTAAGTGTATTGTTAGTTAATCTTGTTCCTGCTGGTAAAGTTCCTGCAATTAGCGTAGTGAGAGGAGAACCTACTACTGGTAGGTTTATAGTTGTTGGAACCTTTTCTTGATAGGTTCCTAAATTATGACCGGTTGTGACGCTCCATAATGACATACGATTCTTATCCTTTTTTAATATTTATCGTAAGAACAATTATGCTAAAGAACCTAAATCTACGTTTGTTGCGTTTGGAGAGGCTGGAGTACCCATATCAAGTGGTTTTAAACTTTCAAACCATTGCATTAAGTTACTAACAGCAGTAGGAAGAATTCCACCTAGATCAAATCCTACGATAGAGTCAATATTACCAACATCTATACCTTTTACAAGTCCATCTACGTTTTGAACTGTTAAAGTACCTAGATTATTAATATTATTTCCTGCCGCGTCTAAGTTTCCACCTAAGGATGGAGCTATTTCTCTAATTAATTTTGAATCTATTGTTACGTCAGTGCCAACACCTGATGTTTGTGTTGCTCCAGTACCTAAAAATCTTGCTAATCCAGTACTACCTATTGGAGTAAGGCTACCAGAGTCAGTTACAACTTGAATACTAACAATTCCTGATGAAGTTATAGTAATTTGATTGGCATCAGAACTAAAACTAACGTTTGGTCCTGCTTTAAGACTTTTAAATTTTAAATCAAAGTCTGTTACTGTAGAAAATAAACCTTTAGTAGTGGCATCATCGGCTAATAAGTTAGATGCTGTAGTTTTTTCAGGATTTCTAGCATCTAAATCAGTAAAATTATTATTAACTTTAATAAATGCTTCTCGTAAGTCGTCACCTGTACCATCATTTGCTAAAGTACCGACGTTTATTGATGTAACTGCCATTTTTATCTCCTATTGATATTTATCAGGTTTAACCATAACTGAAAGGTGTACGACCAGCCATTGGAAAATAAGCAACTTTTTGTGATGCACCTAAAATTGATTTAGCATTGGTCCAATCAGTACTACTACCTGATGAATATATTGTTTCTGTAGCATTTTCTCTTATATAATTAAAAACTTGCTTTGGTGTCCAGTCTGGATGTGCTTGTAAGACACAAGCGGCAATGCCAGCCATTTGAGGTGCCGCCATAGATGTTCCATTGAATCTTCTTTGTCTATAATTACCATTCTGATTATATGAATTGTTATAGCTACCAGAATTGGTGTTTGACATAGCACTCATAATATTAGAACCTGCAGTCCATATATTAACTCCTGGACCTCTATCACTATAAGTTGATGTTTTGTCGTATGTTGAATTTTCTGATGAGGCATCTAGAGCTCCTACAAAAAATACTGGAGCAGAATCATCATTACTAGTAATTGCTCCTCTATGAGCATATATTCCTGTAATAGAACCTGAACTTCCTGACACATACCACCAAAGAATATTATCTTGGTCAGAATCACCAACGTCACAATTATAACTGCTAGAATTTCCTGCTGATTTAGTACAGACAATTCCAGCATCAGCCATTGCTTCTATTTCAGCTACAGTAGAAGACATAGAAGTGGTGATTTCTTTATAAATGCCACTTAACGTTTGAGATGGATTCATTCCATAATCTTGTAATGCTAATATAGTTGACTGATAATGATCAGTTCCTCTATATGTTGCCGCTAATATATTACCTTCCCCTACTACATAATTAGGAGTAGAAGAAATATTGATCAACACACTTACACCAAAACTCATATTAACAACAGTAGGTCTTCCTGTATATGAGCCATCATTAGGATCATTTTTTTTATTATGCCATAGTCTAACTAAATCGTATGCACTATCACCTTGTCCATTAGCATCACTTAAATCAACTCCGGCACCACCGCCAAGAGAAACTCTTAAAATATAGATATCTGCATTTTTGGCCCATCCAAAATGTTTTCCTGCAACTGTACCTGTAACGTGAGTTCCATGTCCATTTGAGTCTTCATATTGAGTTCCTGGCCACGTACCACCTACTCCTGCGGCAGTAAACCAGTTAATTTCTTTTACACGAGAAACTCCATTTTCATCTTGAAATTCAGGGTGTGCTTTTTCTATTCCCGAATCCATAATAACTACATCAACGCCAGTACCATCTAAAACATAATCATAATCTCCACCTGGATCTGATTGACTTACTCCAAAATTATTAGTTTTAGAACAATGTCTTAATAATCCCCAATTTTGTTGATCACCAGTATTTGAATTATCTTTACTAAAATTTCCACCTCTATATTTGTCAAATTTATAAGGAATATCTATTTTTAGTTCAACGTCTTTTATTCTTGGATCTTTTGATAATTTTTCAGCTTCATCATCTGTTAAATTATAATGTGTAAGTCTAGGATTTTTATTTCTTACTTTAACTGTTGTTACAATTCTATCTGGAATTATATTTGAATCTATTGAATCGTCTGCAGAAGTATCTCTTGTAAGATCACTAAGAATATCTTGCCAATTGGTATCTCTTTTGTTTATAACAATATATTCTTTTACGTTTGAATCTTTAACTGTATCTTTACGAATCTGCATTAGACAGCTCCGTTATCGCTTACATATCTCCAATTCGATCCATCGTAGTATGCTGGTTTGGAACTTTGATCTGATACAGCAACCATTGTTCCAGCACTTGCAGTGAAAGTTGCTAATTGAGCCGCTGTTTTTCCAAGTAATTTTATTGGAGCATCAAGTATAACTTCACTAACCGGATCTAATGTGATAGTTGTTGGTGATGAAATTGTATATGTTCCTGCTAATGAAGAAGGAGCTGATATAGTACCTGTTTCTACTGTTGTTGCAATAATATTTGTAGCTGATAATGTATTAGTTCCTGAAGCCCATGTTAAATCACTATCTCCAGCAAAAGCACCACCATTATTATATTGAAGTTCTGTTGTATTACCACCTGGAGTACCTCCACCACTAGCTGTAGAATTAATTGTAACTTCATCTGAACCAGAATCAGTTGTAATAGATATATTTGTACCTGCAACTAAAGTTAATGTATCTGTTGATGAATCGGCTACAACATCTGATTGACCTGATACCGCAACATTTGTAAAAACATTTTGAACTACATTAGGAGAAGTGTTTGTAATAGATAAAACATCTCCTGTTATTGTTGTACCTACACCAGTACCACCTGATATTGTTAAAGTATCTGTTGCAGTATTTGCCGCTGTCGATCCAGTGTCAGCATCTATAGTTGACCATAAATTTTGAGTTACATTAGGTGAACTATTCGTAATAGTTAAAACATCTCCTGCTACAGCCGTTGAAATACCAGTACCACCAGCAATTGATAAACTATCTGATGTAGTATTTGCAGTTGTAGTTCCAGTATCGCCAGTAACAGTTGCCCATATGTTTTGATCAACATTAGGAGCAGTATTTGTCCATGTTACAGCATCAAGACCAGCATCAGTTGTTATTTGCATTCCGGTGCCAGCCGCAAAACCTACAGAGTCAGCATTAGAATCAGCAACAACATTACTTTGTCCTGAAACTACTATATTTGTAAATGCATCTTGTACTATGTTTGGTACAGAGTTTGTAATAGTTAATTGGTCAGTAGCTGAATCAGTTGTTAATGTTACTCCTGTGCCTGCTACAATAGTTAAAGTATCAGCTGTAGAATCTGCTGTTATTGTATTTTGTCCATTTACTACAATTGATTGGAATACATTTTGTGAACCTGTACCTGTAAAATCTACTGTTAAAGTATCTCCTACAACAGTAGTAGAAATATTTGTACCACCTGCAATTGTTAAATTGTCTGATGGTATATTTGCTACTGCAGAACCAGTATCACCAGTTATAGTTGCCCATAAACTTGGAGATGTAGCACTATTTGAAATAGTTACTGAATCATTTGGAGCATCTGTTGTTATTGCTATTCCTGTACCTGCAACTAAAGTTAATGTATCGCTTAATTGATCAGCAGTAACAGTAGTTTGTCCTGTAACTGCAAACGCACCAAAGTCATTTTGTGCACCTGCTTGTCCACCTGTGTATTCAACTGTTAAAGTATTACCACTCATTGAAGTAGAAATAGATGTACCACCTTCTATAGCTAAAACATCAGTAGCAAGAGTGGCTGTATAAGAACCTGTATCTCCTGTAACTTGTTCAAATAAATTTTGGGGTGTAGGTTGATTAGCGGCAATTGTAATACTATCTCCTGCCGCATCTGTTGTTAATGTTACATTAGATCCTTCTACAAAAGTTAAAGTATCTGAATTAGCATCAGCAACAACATTACTTTGTCCTGAAACCGCAAAAGTTTGAAATACATTAGGTACTGTTGCAGTATTTGTAATAGTTATTGTTTCTGAATCAGGTTGAGTTATACCAATACCTGCTCCTGCAGAAAATTTAACGTCTTCTGTGTAAGCACTAGAATTTGTTAATCTTAAAACAATATTACTGCTACCATCTGTTGTCGCTCCAACAGAATAAGTTGTATTTGTATCAGTTCCTGTAAATGTTAATTCATTAGAAGTTCTAGCTATAGTAATATTACTTCCTTCAAAAAATGTAATATCTTGAATATCTTGTCCTGACCCTGTTAATCGAATTTTTTTAGAAGTTGCATCATCTCCATCACCTGCTGAAAATGTATATGTTGTATTAGTAAGTGGTACCCAATTAGTACCATCATTTAATTCAAAATTGTTATTATTATATCTAATTGATTCTGTTCCTGTTATAGTAAGTGTAGTAGTACCTGATACGTCTGCAGTTGCAGTAGTAATATTACCTGCTCCAGCAATTTTTAATGTATTGTCTGGTAACATAGTAGTTGTTGCACTATCGTCACCTGTTATAAACCAATGACCACCGCCACCAGTACTAACAAAAGTTGTACCACCTCCACCTTGTCCAAGTAAAGTTTGTGTATCTGTTAAATCACTAATATCTGCAGGTATAGTAGGTTTGTTTGAAAGATCCGTATATGAACCAGTAAAAACATTTGCACCTAAACTTACACTCGTAGCTGTTATATTATTAACACCTATTAATGAAGAATTAGATAAATCTAAATTATCACCTATTGGCAATTCTTTTATTTTATTGCCGTCCGATGTATCTACTACTAGTGGTATCCTGTTTGCCATAATCTATCCTATAACGCCGCTATCCTTGTTTTAAAATCTGCAAAATCTGAACTTGCCGCTACCTCTGTTTTTAAAGTTGCCAAAGAAATATAAAATCCTAATGAACCATCTTCTAATGCAACTATTCTAGTATATGATTCAGTAGTATTATCGTTTATTTTAGTAAATGCTGTTCTTAATGGATCACCATCACCTTTGTTTACACTTGTACCTACATTTATAATTTGTTGTGCCATTATACTCTACCTACCACCATTTCTATTACTCCTACATTAGGATCCCTATGATCTTCTAGTGCTTTACCTAATACTGTTCCAACTCTAGGATCAGGACTAGATGAAGCGTGTCCTCTAACACTGCTTGTTACTAACATATCACCTTTTTTACACATTCCAGTAATCTTAACTTTAACTCTACCTTGTAATGCAATTGGTGTTCCACCTTCTTGTTGTGAATTCATTAAGTATGCTGGTTTGTCTGAAACAACTCCAGCTACTCTTGTATCTTCAGATAATTGTGTAGTTGTAACTTCTTTATCTCCACCAAATATTACAACTGTACCTACTTCATATTCAGCATCTGCTGTATAATTTTCCGCCAAGTCAGCATATAGAGATCTTGTTGCTGTTCCATCAAATATATTTGCGTACATTGTATTATATCTTCTACTGGAATCACCAATATTAAATGTCATATTGGCATCGCCAGGAACAATACCTTGTGTTGTAACTAATAATGGAACTGATCCATCAGCTACAATTGCCACTCTTCCTTCAGCACTATCATCAGTGTCTGCCACGTATGCACTACTTTGACCTATAGCTATTCCTGTTGGATTAGCACCTTTTCCTGCGGATTCAATAAATTTAACGTACATATGATCCACTGCAAGAGCGCCATCAGTAGCACCTTGAGTATTACTTGCTGATCCATCTGCACCACCTATATCTAATCTTCTTCCAGGAAGTGAAGTAACTGTATTACCCTGTGTACTTCCTATACCAGTAGCAAAATCTATTCCACCAGGAGTTGTTATATTAAGTGTAGAAGCGGCAACATCTAATGCAAGAGCGCCATCTATTTTTAATCCTTGTAAATCTGTTATACCATTTGTATCTGTTTTAATTATACTATTAACTTCTCCTGATGTTGTAACGTTACTAACTTTGTAAACACCAGCACTTGCTTTTATAAGTGCTTCACCGGGATCACTAGCGGCATCTAATTCTGTAGTAAAGTCAGCATCTACTACTGCTCCACCTTGAGAAATTATATCAGAAAATGTAATTGCAGTTACGTCACCTGTACCAGCAGTATTTCTTCCATATGCTTCGTATTGATCTAATTGAGGTAAATCAGCAAAGTCTATACCAGAAGAAGATAATTCAACCCAACCATTAGTAACTGTAAAGTCTCCTGAATCAAAACTAGCAACTCCTAAATCTGCTTGACTAATTCCTACTGCATCTGCTCTTGAAGTTGCCGCATTTAAGTTTAATTTACTTTGTGATATTGCGGCATCTGATTTAACATCTGCATTAATAATTACATTTGATGCAATATTAAATGTAAGTTCAGTTTGTGTTGCAGTTCTATTTGCAGTCATTTCTACATCTGATGCTGTAACAACTGCATTACCCATTTCGTTTATAGCAGTATCTATAACTTGAGCAGTAACTCCACCGCCAGTATCAATTGTATCTGCTGTAGTAAATTGTGTAGGATTAGATGTCCATGTGTAAGTAATTCTTGTGGCATTAACCGCTCCAGGTAATACAAGAACTTCTACATCTACAATTGTTCCTGTTGCACCAGTTACTGATCCTGTAAAAGTATCACTAACTGCAAAATTTCCACCAACTGCAGGTGCAGTATACATTCTGTATTTGCCATTGAATATTAAAAGTTGTGCTTCAGCTAAATTTCCAATATTAACGTTTCTAATATTTTCTATTTGATCTGTTTCGTATATAATATTATCTACATAACTTTTTGTAGTTGCATCTTGAGCCGCAGACGGATCTGCTAAACCTGTTAATTTAAATCCACCAACTGCCATGTGAGATGTAAATGGAATAGAACCATCTCTAGCTATCGCACCTGCTCCAATTGGATTACCTACTAAAGTATTTGCATGGTCAAAACCTAATCTTCTATTAACATATTGTCTAACAGCTGATTCTGTTGGTACACTATCCGTAGAATTGTCTACCATAGAACCATCTGTACTAAATTCTGCTACAACAACACCTCTTTTAAATCCTATACCATCTAAATTACTAATTGCAATTGCCGCCGCAAAAGAAACTGTTCCTGTTGCTTGATCAACTGTGAAATATTTTCCTACTCTAAAGAAACCATCTTGGTCAGTACTAACATAGTAAACTCTACCTTTTAATTTTTCAACAGTTTCATTAGTTTGAGAAGATGCCGTTGTTGCATCTCCATAAATTACATTAGGGAAGTTAGTAGTATTAAAACCACCTGTTCCTATATCTAAGAAGTCATGATTTGATGCTCTTGCTGTTGAAACAAATACAGTAATTGAACCTGGTTCAGTAGCTGTTAAACCAACTCTAAATGTTGGAGACCCAGAACTTCCAGTGTATCCTGTCATTGGACTATGAATTCCTGCACCTATTGGGGTAGGATTAATATTAGATACATCTGTAATTTCTACTGTAGCATATGTTGTTCTATCTACATAATTTGCAATTTTGTGAGTTTTACCTTCCCAACCAAATGTCATATCTCCATTGTTTAATCTTGTAATATCTCCTGCTTCTGGAACTTTGTTAATTGCAAGTACAACATCACCTACAGTATGTCCCATTGTAGTTCCTGATCCTGCATGAGTACTATTTTGAGCTTCTGTTTCGTTAAGAGTTATTTTAACATAATCATAAACGTCATCAAATGCAATTAAGGCACTATTAGCCGGTAAAGCAACACCAACTGGATTTGATGTTGAATAAGAAATACTTCTATATGTTATTGAAGGAGTTTCATCAAAAACTACAGCAGTTGTAGGTTTTGAAGGTGCTGTATTTTCTACAGAACTAAATTGGAATTGAGAATTTGCTCTAATAGTTAATACTTGATCATCTGTAAGAGCGGCTTTTAATCCTGTTGTAGATGTTTCGTTTTTACCACTTGTTCCTAAATTAATTTTGTAAATTGTTGAATCTCTAGTACTTGCTGGAGCAACTTCAAGAGATGCTTCTACAGTTGTAACTTCATATCTTGTAATACCTATTGCGCCACCGTGATCTATTTCTACTTCTGAATTATTAGAAACAACAGTATCTAAATCATAAACATAAATTGATAATGCTCCACTAGGATGAGTTAAATCTACTCCGTCATCACGAACTAATGCCGCTTGAACCATATCATTTGTTAATGTTATAGGGTCAATAGATTCATTAGGATCGCTTCCTGCAGAAACAATTCCAAATGTTCCATGACAACAAGAACCGTTTAGTGATCTAATTTTTCCACCGTCGTTTGCAAAGTATGCCGCTTCACAAAAGTAAGTGAAACAAGAAACTAATTCTGTTAATGCACTATTAGTAACGACAAAGCCATATCCTAAATCATTTACTTGAGTAAATGCGTGTGCTAAAGCTGATCTATTACCTGCTGTTTGAATATCTATACTATAAGGTGGAGAGAATGAACCATCCCAACCTGCACCACTATTAGAAGAACTGTCAAGAAGTAATTGAGCTGTTCCATTTGGTCCATCATAACTTTTTATTGCATTAATTTGATATCTTTGACCTGCAATATAAAAAGGACAAGGTGTTTGAGGTTTTCTAATTCTTAAACCTGTTCCTGCATCACTTGTTACGTCTATTGTAAATGCATTAACAACGTTAGTTACTTTTGTAGGTAAATTACCTGCGAATGCATCAATAAACATTCCACCGCTAAATGTTTTAGCATTTTTAGATGCAGAATAACAAGCCGCGTCAAATGTATAAGGTGATTTAGTATAAACTGCTCCTTCAGGATCTAATACTTCAGAAAAGCCTCCATGATTTTGAAATGTTACATTTTTTATAATGCTAGAATTGTTTACTAAAAGTACATCTAATTCTTTATTATTTTTAGGAGTACTGGCGTTATCATTTGCATCTGACAAATAATGATAACCATAATTTTGTGTTGCAATTGTTAAACCATCAAATGTTAAATCTCTGTGAAAATACATTCGCACCCAAGGGGATTGTGAAACTCTATCTCTTGGTCTAATAAGAACTCTTCTAAATTCATCTCCTTGTAAAGAAACGTTTTCAGGTAATTTGATTGGGAAATCTTCGTAATAAACACCTGATTCAACTTTTATTGCAATGTGCTTATCTCTAATTGGTTGAGCAAATTCCATTTCCTCACCAACAGTAAACATTTTAGGTTCTAATAAATCTACTTCAATTGTATCTACCGCCGCACCTGCAGTTACAGAAACTACTCTTCCTATTGACTTGGAAGTTTTACCTCTAACAACTTTTCCAGCAATTAAATCTGGTTGACTTACTTGATTAGCATCTAATCTTCCTGTATTTCCATTATCAAGTGTAAGAGAAATTGTACTACCATCAACAAGAGCTGGTGCAGTACCTAATCCGCTAGTAACAATACCTTCTATAATTGTAAATTTTGCTTGAGCAGAAGCTAATCCATTTGCATCTACTGTTTGCCCATTATCAATTGTTTGAGTATAATTTGTTTGATATACAGAACCTGGTGCTGTATTTGTTAAAACATTATTTGTTATTGTTTTAGCATAACCAATTGCCGCCAATGTTTGGTCTTTTTGTGTAGTAATTGCATACAAACCACTATTACTATTATAAAATCTTTCACCACATTGTACTGATTGAAAGTTTGCATTTATTCCGTTTAAAATGTCTATAACTAAACCATCAAGCATATAACCCAAATCTCTATTACATAAAGTTCTAAAGTTTACGTGAGTTGGATATTGATTTTCTGTATATGCAATTGCTTCTTCAATTATAAATTGTCTGTTTGCTTCAATTAATATTTTTACTGCTGTATATCCACTACTGCTTGTAACACCTTGAGTTAATACTGTAGTATCGTTTGCTCCACCATTAAATGTAAGAGTTTGTACCCAAGGGCCTAATTCAAATGGAGCAGTTTTCATTACTTCTTCTGCTCTCTTACAAGCCGCACCTATTGTAGCATAAGCATAACTGGTAGATCTTCCCCATCTGTCTTGAGGTATTCCAGTCATTGCGTCATCACCGCTAGTGTTTACATATATGTTAGTTTTTGAAAATTCTGCCGCTTCATCTACATAAAATTTTGTTGCCGCTTGTAAATCGCCATCTCTAACAGCGTCTTGAATTTTAGGTACTGCATCTAATCCATTTGTAGTAATATCTACAATAGTAGCAACTAGTGAAGTTGTTTTTGCAGTAGCACCTGTTTCTGCAGTTTTAACTTTATAAACTTGAGTTGTAACTACTGGACTTTGATTTGTTGAAAGTGCAACTTGTGGTAAAATATTTGTATTAATAAAATCTCTTAATTTATTATTAACCGCTGTTGCGTATGCAATTTCTCCACTACCTAATTGAGATGAAGCACCTTCCCAATAATATTTTGAAGTTCTTATACTTTCTGAATTACCACCATATCTTATATCATGTGCTAACGCATCAATATTAAATTTTGTATCTCTTTCGCATTTTTCGTGACGTGTAACATTGTGTATTCCAGGATTATTGGCGTCAAACCACGCCATAACTTCATCTGCTAAAAATTCTTTATTTGCTTCTATTAAAGTTGCCGCGTCTGGATATAATGCTCCCATTCCAGCCATTGATCCTGGGTGGTCATATAAATTAAGAGCACCATCCATACTGTCACCTTGTCTACGAACAATAGATTTTCTAGGAAGTGCTTCTGAACTTAACCAATTGCCATATAAAGCAGTATCTAATTCAGCGTCAGTAATAGTTTGGGTGCCTGTTCCACCACTAGCTGTAATTTTAACTCTTGTACCATCATTATCATTTGTTGCTTCTGCTTGGCTGGCGTGTAATGAAAGAGTACTACCATCTACATATCTAATATAATAAGTAGTTTCTGATGTTAAATTTACTGCATCATTTCCAGAAGAATTATAAATGAAAGCTAATCCATTTGACCCTGCATCAAATCCATGAGAAGATATTTGAAGGTCACCACTTGCATAACCAGTAATTGTTAATGTGTATTCTGTTATATCTGCGGGTTCTGATCTAACTCTTAGTTGTCCTGATGCTCCACTAGGACCACCTGAAACTTTTAAATATCTTTGATCAGCATATTGTTTTGTAATTACAAGATCATCTATAGTAATGTTTGAACCGTGTGTTGTATTATAATCTGTTACTGCCGCATCTGTTACTTTTACATTACCTATTGCGAAATCATTTCCATTTAAAGGTCCACCTAAGGAAGGTTGAGTGTCTGAGGCAACTGTTGCGCCTGTACTGTTTAAAATAATTTTGCTTACATCAGTAGTGGTATCAACTGCCATTCCTGTACCACCAGTAAGTTGTCTCATTTCAATGGCATTACCGGCATCATTTGTTATTGGAATATGTTTGGAGCCTCCAAGTGTATCAGGTGTATCACTTAATGATGTAAATGTTACTTGACCACCTTGTCCGAATACTGCATATAGTTCTGTGAAGTTTTCATTCGATTTACGAAATGCGTCTCTTATCGCATCACCCGTACCATCGTTACCTTCTATACCTATATTAATAATTTGTTTAGCCATTTACCTTTTCCATATCAAAAGTTATAGATTCTCCACAACCACATGACGATTTAACTTTTGGACTTACAATATCAAAATGTGAACCCCATACTTCTGATACAAAATTTAATTCTGATCCAAGTAAAAACATTATACTTGTTGAATCTACTAATAATTTTCCACCAGTAAATTCAATCAATTCGTCACGCTTGTCAATTTCGTTCTTTTCTGCAAAACCCCAATCATAGGAAAAACCAGCACATCCGCCGCCTTTAATTCCTAATTTTACTGCATACTTGTTGTTTTTAGAACAAAGTTCTTTAATTTTCTGCTCTGCAGAATCAGTAAGTGTTAATATCGCCATTTTTTATATTTCCTGTTAACGTTATTTATGGTAAATTCATTAATCCTAATGTAAATAATAACGTATGTTTATTAGTCAAGAAAAAATAGTAGCGTGGATTGAAAGAACAAGTAAATTAGGTAAAAAACACAAATGTAAAAGAACAAGAACAGTGTATTCTTTTAAGTGTGATTCTTGTTCAAAAACGTTTTCTAGAGTTAAAGGTAGTATAGAAGTGAAAAGATTGTCTAATTTTTATAAACACGTATGTAATAAATGCAATCCTAAGAAATTTGCCCAACAACAAGGTGTCAAGCAAAGAAAAATACTAGATATGTCTGTATCTAGTAAAAAGCGTATAAGCGATTTTTAATTATTATTTTTTCTTTTTAAACCAGTTTAAAGGATTAAGTAAACCAGCTAAATCTTCAACTTTTTCGTTTACCCACCATCCTACAACAAAACCAACTATAAATGCTATTGTTAAAAACATATTTGTCTCCTTGTACTGTATTTATTTCCAATTCTCTTTACACCACGGGTCACAACATACTTTAGGATTAGGATCTCCATGAAATACTGCTATGCTTGTTTCTGCGTCTATTGTAGGGACGCCAGGTGATTTAAAATTTCTAATACCGTTAGGTTGTCTAATTAAAGGTGGTCTATCTCTCATTTCCCATTTATAACTCATTATCCATTTATCGGGCCAAAATTCAAAATTGTTTTTTACATTGGCAAATAACCAATCTTGATCACCGTGGAATCTTCTTGCTGTATGTCCTGCATCTTTTATAAATTCATTATAAACTTGAGGATGTTGTCCTGTTTCCCATCTAACAACACTTGAATTAAATCTATTCCAATCTTTATTAGTAGCTCTGTTAAAGTCTCTTACTACACAAAATGAACCAGGTTTATAATGAAAAAGGTTATCTATATTTTTAAATATTATTACATCTAAGTCAATATAAAGAACTGTACTATGTAGTAATTGAGGTAATAAAGGATTCATTAATAAAGGTTTGTACCACCATCCTGATATTTTAGGATATCCTGTAGGTAATTCTACAACTTTTATATCACTATCTAATCCTTGTGGATCTTCTGTAAAACAAATAAATTCATGTTCAACTGTACAATGTCTTCTAATCATACTAGATAGAATATTCACATAGTCAGGACCATATTTGGTTCCGTGTTTAAGACAAATAATTTTATTCATTATATTTTACCATTTTTTAATGTCTTTAATTTTAAGGTTTTTAATATCTTTCCAACTAGGTGGTATTTTGAAATTGTCATCCACCCAATAATTAAATTTTATATTATCAAAATGTTCAAATATCTTTTTATTTTGATATATCCAATAACGAGGATCTACTGGATCGTGTTCAGGATCATTATAGCTTAAAGTACCTTTATAAACATTATTAACTTTGCCGTCTTTACCATAAAGATCAAACCCTATAATGTCTACCTTTCCTTCATTACAATTTTCAATACCTACTAAAAGTGCGTATTGTCCTGCTCCCCAATGCATAGGCTGGTCAGGTCTATCTTTTCCTTCATAAAATAGGGTAGGCACTTCAAAAACACTTATGTACATTTCTAGCCAATCGGGTCTAGTATATATAATTGCGTGTTGGGTATTTTCGTGTCCTACTGCCTCTCTAAGCATTCTTCTATCAACACATACTAAATGATCCACAATGCAGTCTCTAAAAACAGCATTACAGCCAACTATTTCAGATTGGATGCTATTTAATTTGATTGATTTTCTGCTTTCGCCGTTACCTATTATTACCATACTTAAATATCGTTGTTATGTGTATTTACAACCATATTCAGAATTGGATAGAAGCAATTGGCACTCCTACTAAAAAATTAAAAGGTCATTCTGTTTGCCCATATGCTAAAAAGGCAATTTGGGATCTAGTTATTTGTAAGGAAGATGTTTTAGCAAATTGTTTTGATTTTGTTAGTAATAAACACTTAAAAAAAGAAGTTACAGTTTTTATATTTGATGATGACCTTTCTATATTTCAATTAAAATTTTTATGTGAATTGCTTAATTTAGAATTTCCAAAATACGTGTTTTATCCTGACCATCGTAAAAGAAAAACGTATGTAGGGAAAGCAATATCAAATAATGGAAAATATAATGTTGTATTAGCACAAAGAAGAAAAGAATTACAAAAAGCGAGACTTAAATTAAAGGAAACAAATTACTATTCATTTTGGAATAAAAAATATCTTAACGAAATTTTAAATACATAAACTTATTTTCTAAGTTTATCGTGTTCTTTCTTTCGTTGTTTTCTAGTTTTAGCTAAATCAACTTTAATACTTTTTAATTCTTTTGTAATTTCTGCAAATTTGCTAGTAGCATATTTTTTTAATCTTACAAAATGGCGTACAGTTCCAACAACCCACCACCACCATATTCCGGCAATTATAGCAAATAAAATGCATATTAGCCCTAGGGTATATTCTAATAATGATTGAAAGTCGAATGCGACTACTAGCAAAACAATAACAAGAGCAATTAGTGGACCTATTTTAGCCAACCAACCCCATATGTTAATTTGATTTTCTAGTTTCCGATATTTCCGAAAGATTTCCATAAACCAGGTGATCCTGTTGTTGTACATACCCAACCTATTACGTTACCTGGAGTAGGATTGCTATTCCAAGTAATATCTCCTTGAGAATGTGTGCCTTCTGATGGCGCTTCAGTACCTGTATGGAATCGTTTGCCTTGAAATCTAATTGGTCCGTCTACATCTAATGATATGTTATCTGCAATTTGATTAACACCTATACCAACTTTGCCGTAGACATTCATTTTCATTTGGCCACCTAGTGTTCCAATTTGAACATCACCATGTGCACCAATTGTTATTCTATCTGTATTATCTGTTTGAATTTTTAATGAGGCTGTTGTGTAAGTTCCTATTTCTGCGTTGTCTTCGTTAGGTTGTACTCTAAATTCTACATCATTAGAAGAAACTGATAATTGACCATTAGGAAGATCAGTTCCAATACCAAGTCTCATAAAGCCTGCATCGTAGAAAATAAATGAGTCTAAGTTAACATTACCATTAACTGCTAATCCTTCAAGAATGCCTACTGTTTTAAGATTAGAACTCTTAATTGTTGGTCCTAAACTAGTTGCATTTATTACTTCTGTATTATCTATAGAATAACTAGCGTCTTTGTGTAGGTCAATATTATTGCTACTCCAAATTCTGTCAGGGTTTCCTTGGAAACTAAATGTTTTAGTATTACCATATCCGCTCCATTGTAGCCCTTTACCGTATATGGCATTGGATTCAGTACCTTTAAAATTGATTGATTTATCTACATTTGTTACAGTAGGAGCTTCATCTACAGAGGCAGTTATATTCTCTATAGCATTACCCAATGTAACTAGTCCAGCTTTAACGGAAATGATGTCGTCTCGTATACTCATATGCAATTATTTATCTAATAGCTCGAAGTAATATAACGTCTGGATTAATACGTCCATTTAATTTTAGGCCCATAGCTTTAATATCATCAAGGTCTTCTTTAAGTTTAGTTTTAGGCCCATTTATAAAGTGTGATAGCTGTTCTGGGGGTTTTCTGAGTGTTTTTTGTACACTAGCTTCTTGGTTGAATCTAAATATTGATGTACCTTTCACACCTAATCCGGTACCTTCTCTTTCTTGACCTTGTGGGTCATATACTGATGTTACGTAGTATCCTAGCTTTCTAGTTTTAGTATTATAAACCCATAGTTCTTCGCACCCTATTATTTCTTCTGGATTTATGCTAATCAATTTAAGCCTATCATCTTCTTGTTTATACTTTAATTTTGAAATTGCTTTTGTTTTACTAACAGGTTTTCTTTTCCTTGTTTTTCTATTAGCATTAGCTATACCTATCATATAATCGCAAGCCTTGAATATATGTTCGTATGTTTTGATATGTAGTTGTAATTCTTCTTTACTAAATTCGTTATATGATTCTACCAACTGTTGATCGTCATCATTGAGTTCTTCAAATGGTTTCTTTTTTGCTTTAAGATAAAAAAAGATTTCATCATATTGTCCTTGGTATAATTCTTTAAGTTTTCTTGCGTGTTGACCTTTTGTTTTTTCTTTTTTAAGATGCTCTATTAATTTGTAGTTTTCTGGATTGAACTTTTCTGGTTTCGCAACTAATCTGTCCAGCCATATTTCTATAGGCTGTGCAATTTGTCCTACTCTTTGTGCAACTCGTTCTTGTATTGAGGGTTTGTTATCGTTGGTTTTAATAGTCATGCTATATTTGTTATATAGTCATTAGTTATAAAAATCAACTATTTAAGGAAACCAGATAGGTATTTTTGGTTTTTTTATTTTGATAGGTTTAACGGGAATCGTGCCTTTTTTACGCCCGCCTTTATTTCGATGTATCCTTCTTGGCGTCTTGTTGAACATCCTTTTCTTGAATGCCATGTTGTATCCTTTTATATACTATGTGCATCTGGTTTATGTTTATTGATATCTTTTTTAGGCAATGCTTTAACTCTTTTTTCTGCTTCATAGATAACTTTATGAGTATCTGTTACGCCTTCTTCTTTCCAACCTTTTGCTTTCCATTCTTTTCTAATTCTAACCATTTCTCTTCTTACCATTGTTTGATGATCTGCTTCTTCCATGCAAAAATCCCATTCCTCTTTTTCCTCTTCTAAAGTTTGTACTTTAGGTTCTTTTGCCAATGTCCATTTATTCATTATTCACCGAATCCATCTATTGCTCTAGCATGAAGTACTACTTGTTTCTTTTCTTTTTCCATTGCTTCATATTGCACTTTTCTTTCTTTATATTTTTCTTCTGATAAAGAATGCCAACCTACGCAAAGTCCTGTAGGAGATCTTCCACAACCACAACTACCTTTTTTCTTTTTAGGTTTCTTAGCCGCATCAATAATATGTTTTTGTAATTTTCTATAACCCATGTTTAAATCCATTCATTCTTGCTAGTTCGTCATTAGCAGGTGTTCGGGCAATAGTTGTATTAAAACTCATTGATATTCTAGGTTTATCTGTTTTATTACCATCTACACTATGCGTAACCCAACTAGGAAAAATTAATAAACCACCTGTTTTAGGTTTATACGTAGCTCTAGTAGAAGTTAATTTATTTCGCGTAGGCATATATCTAGGAAGAAAATATTGTGCTGGGTCTTCTCTTTCAAAGTGAATATCTCCCATATTGTCTTCTGGTATATCAATATAATAAACACCACTTAAAATACTATCACGGTGATGGTGTGGTTTATTATAATCACCTTTATAATTTATGTTCCACCAATAGTCACATATTTGTAAATCCATTAACCCTGCCATTTTAACACATTGGTTAATTGCATTTTGTAATGATTCAATAAATTTTTCTATTATATCAGTATTTTCACTTGGTGATAAATCTTCGTGAATTTTGCTTTTAATCATGTTACTTTGCCAACCACCATAATTAGTTACAATTCGTCCTTTATCTTTTTCTTTAAGATTTAAGACATAATTATTTAACATCTTATTATCGATGTGTTTTAAGTTGTCGTTCCATACAATTGTAGGAAACCACAAGTCCATAGCTAAAGTATCTTTAAATTTTTTCTCCGACATCAAATCCTCTAAATCTTAAGAACCTTGGAAATCTAAGACTCCATTCATTTTTTGTATCTTGATTCTGTGTAATTGCATCTGCTCTAACTTCTACTATTTGTCCTATAAGTTTTCCTTTTGCTTTCCAAAATTCTTCTCTATTTTCATCAGTTAAACCAGATCCTACATTCGTTTTAATAAACTTGCCATCATCTGTGCCTTCAACAATAAGTGCTCCTAATTTACCTACATTTTTACCTGTACCTTCTTCTGTGTCAATTACTTTCAATGATACTTCAATAAATGGTTTTAATTTTAACCAAGACGTAGTTCTTTTACACTCATATGGAGCGTCTAGGTCTTTTATCATGATACCTTCATATCCCCCGTCTACTGCCCTCTTATTAATCGCTGTGTACGTCTTTTGCCCTTCTTCTGTGTCCAAGTCAACTATTTCATGATCTAATACTTCTATAGTTGTTAGACTTGCTTTATGTTGTTCGTACCAAGCCTTAACCATTTCTGTTCTATCTTTTTGGCTTTTGTTCCAAATACCTTTTTTGAAATCTGCTAATGGAATAAAATCAAATAAATGTAGTTTGGCATCTTTAGCAGTTGCAGAACTTTTTCTATGAATTTGTTTCATTAAGTCTTGAAAGTTATCACTCATAACTTCACCA